CACCAACCCCAATGGGTAGTATTATATGTGGTAAGTTAATATCAGCATTCACAACACATCTATTAACTGTAAATGGATTATATAATGGATTAATCCCAGCAGCACCATCACCAATACCAGGCCCACCTTTTCCTTGGATGGGTGTGTCATAAAACAAAAAAATTGATATTTATATAAAAGTATATTACTATGAAGGCAAAAGATTTAGCACAATTATTGGAAGTTATCGTAAGAAAGGTAGTTAGGGAAGAACTAAAACCTATCATTACGGAAGTTAGAAACGTATCTAAACCAATTATAAAAGAAACAAAGTCTAAACCTAAAAAGGTTAAAGACCCATTAGATATAAACATATCTGATATTTTAAAAGAAGAACGTACAGTAACCCCATCTAAACCAAAAACATTTGTAAAAAACCCGTTGTTAAATGAATTATTAAACGAAACTGCAAATGATGGTGAGTGGAGAAATATGGATGCTCAGTTTGGGTCTAACCAAGCACAAGGATTTATGACTGCAAACTCCAACACAATAGCACCAGCAGTAGATATAGATGGTAGACCCGTTGATACTAATAATGAAGAAGTTGCAAACGTTATGGGTGCAATGACAAAAGATTATTCAGCATTAATGAAAGCGATTGATAAGAAAAAGGGAAGATAACAAATGGCTAAACCACGAAAAGAATATTCGTATCAAACTTTAGATTTACAACCCGATGTCGCAGTCGGCATTACCTTACCATTCGGTAGTAGTAAGGGATTGTTTACTTTAAGTTATACAACTGAAGAGCAATCCATATCCAACTTAAAAAATTTATTACTAACTAGAAAAGGCGAACGTCCATTTGTTCCTGAGTTTGGGTCTGGTGTATATTCTTTAATGTTTGAACAAATAGGAGCTGATTTATCAGACAGTCTTACGGAATCCATCACAGAAGATATTAATTTCTGGCTACCATACATAGTTATTGATGACATTAATATTGAAGTAATAGAAGATAGAAACTATGTTCAAATTCAATTATCATATAGGGTAACAGAGGATGGTGTAAATCGACAAATTATTATGTATGTAGATAACGCAGGTTCAGCAACAATAGAATAGGTATATTATGGCAAAAAAAGTTAACAACGACTTAGTACAAAAGGATGTATCTTTAGTAGGTAGAGACTTCGGTGAATTTAGAAAAAATCTAATTGATTTTTCTAAAACATACTTCCCAAATACATATAATGATTTTAACGAATCATCTCCTGGTATGATGTTCATTGAGATGGCATCTTATGTTGGTGATGTTCTATCATTTTATACAGATACCCAACTAAGAGAATCATTAATAACAACTGCAGAAGAAAATAGTAACTTATTTAATATTGCTGCAGCATATGGGTATAAAGCCAAAAACTATGTACCTGCAACTGTTACTATGGATGTGTTTCAATTAGTACCATCTACTGGAACTGGTGATAATGTAAAACCTGATTTTACTTATGCAATGATTATTTCCGATGGTATGTCAATCGGCTCAACTGATAATAGTGATGTTAGTTTTATAGCACAAGGTCAATTAGACTTTTCATTCTCATCTTCACTAAACCCAACTGAGGTGACCGTTTATCAAATAGATGAAAATACAAATGCACCAGTTTATTATTTATTAAAGAAACAAATTAAAGCATCAAGTGGTGCTATTAAAACAAAAGAATATTCTTTTGAAAGTCCAAAGATTTATGATAAAATAAAATTGGAAGATGAGAATTTTATTAGAATTAAAAGTATAACTGATTCAGATAACGATAAGTGGACTGAAGTTCCGTATCTCGCACAAGACACAGTATTTGAGCAAATAGAAAACAACGAAGATAACTCAACACAATTTTCACAATTCTCAGGTGATACTCCATATCTTTTAGAATTAAATAGAGTACCAAAACGATTTATAACAAAAATTGAAGATAGAGGTGTGGTGACAGTTCAATTTGGAGCGGGTGTATCTGCTAATGCAGATGAAGAGATTATACCAAATCCAGATAACGTTGGTTCTGCTCTATATGGAGTCGTTGGTGATTTAGACCAGGGAATCGACCCATCTAATTTTTTATATACTAAAACATATGGTGTCGCCCCATCTAATACAACGTTAACGGTTGAGTATTTAGTTGGTAATGGTATCGTAGATAATGTACCAGCAAAAGATTTAGTAACTGTTATTTCATCTACCCAAACATTTGCAAATGAACGTAATTTAGATACATCACTTGTAAACTTTGTTAGAAACTCTATAGCAGTAACAAACCCAGAACCAGCACGAGGAGCACGTAGTGAAGAATCTATGGATGAGATTCGTAACAATGCAATGTCATTCTTTGCAGCTCAAAATAGAACTGTAAGTAGAGAAGATTATATTATGAGATGTTACGCACTACCACCACAGTTTGGTTCAGTAGCAAAAGCATACATACTACAGGATTATCAAATTGAAAATAAAAAAAGTAATGGTGAAACAATCACATCTGAGATACCAAACCCATTAGCACTAAACTTATACACATTAGGTTACAATGATACTAATCACTTAGTACCACTAAACACCGCAACAAAAAATAATCTAAAAACTTATATTTCATATTATAGATTATTAACAGATGCAGTTAATATTAAAGATGCACATATTATAAACATTGGAATTGAATTTGAAATAACTGTAATGCCAGATTACAACTCTAATGTAGTTCTTTTAAATTGTATAAATGAACTTAAAGAGTTTTTTAATATTAATAATATGTCCATAAACAACCCAATACAATTATCTAAACTATATTTATTGTTGGATGGTGTTGATGGTGTTCAAACTGTAATTAGACCCGATAAAGAGGGAGTCGGTGGATTTCAAATATTTAATAAATTTAATGGAAATTATTCACCGAATAAATATAGTATTAAGACTGCCACTAAATTTGGAGTAATTTATCCAGCTAAAGACCCATCAATATTTGAAGTTAAATTCCCAAATACAGACATTAGGGGCAAGGTAGTAACTCAATCATTCTAAGGAGATAAACAATGATATATAGAATATACGGACAGAAAGATACTACCATTTACGAACAAACTACTCGTAAGAACCAGAATGCAGGCAACGATTCGATATTGGAAACTACAAAGTTCTTTGATGAACTTAGTAATACAGATTTAATTGGGAATAGTAGAATACTTACACAATTTGATTTGACATCACTATCATCATCAATAGTATCGGGTGATATATCGGGTAATATAAAATTCTATTTAAATTTAACATCAACTCAAGAGACTGAAGTACAACGCGAATATACATTAGATATTCACCAAATATCAGGTAGTTGGAGTGAGGGTATGGGTTCGTTTTATGATAATCCAGTAAACACAGAGGGGTGTAGTTGGGTAAATAGAAACGATTCAGCATGGGTAACGAGCTCGTTTGCAGCCAATGTAACTGGGTCTTATACATTAAATGAAGGTGGTGGTAATTGGTATACGGCATCTGTTAGTAATACATTAGTATCTCAACCACTCAGTAAATATACAGTAGATTTAAATGCAGATGTTACTGATTATGTAAATGATTGGTTAAGTGGCTCTCGCCCTAATAACGGATTTATAATTAAACGACCACAATCACAAGAAAGTGGTTCTGTTAAATATGGCTCATCTAAATTCTTTTCAAATGATACTAATACAATATATGTTCCTACGTTGGGTGTTAGATGGATATCTGGTACATTCAACACAGGTTCTTTAGAAGAACTTACTGATGATAATATTATAGTATATGCTAAGAATACACTTACTGAGTATAAGGAATCATCTAAAGCAAAACTTAGAGTAGTTGGTAGAGCAAGATACCCACAAAGAACTTTTGCAGATTCACACCCATATACTACAATTAAATATCTACCACAAACTACTTATTATAAGGTAAAGGATGTGGAGACGAATTTATCTATAATACCATACGATACAACATACACCACAGTAGATTGTGATTCAACTGGAAATTATTTTGATTTTTGGTTTAATACATTACAACCTGAGAGATTCTATCAATTTGAATTTAGAGTAGATAGAAGTGGTAAAAGTGAATATTTTGATGGGCCAATTTTTAAAGTAGTTAGATAATGCCAGAAAAAACAAAAAATCTTACAGTAGTAAAACGAGATGTTAATCGAAACACATCTAACCAAATCATTTCTTATGGATTGCCAAAATCTAAAGAAGAACAATATGGTAGTGTTAGACTAATATCAGCTGCCACATTTTATGAAAAAGAATCATACAAAAAGGTAATGGGTGTAGTTTCCGATGAACTTATCAATAACAATGGTGAATTGGAAATTACTGAACAAAAATTAAACTATATCAAATATAAAGCTACTACTGCAGAAGTCTTATCGACATTTGAATTTGTAGATATATTTAGTGGTAGGTATGAGATGACTGACAATGCAACTACCCCAAGTGGTAGACAGACTGCACGTATTTTACCAATAGACAAAACTGGTAAAAACCTACATTTGATTAACCCAACAGAAGGGGCACTCCAAAGTATAACAAACCAAAAGACTGGTGGAAAAACAGATGCTAATTTGTTCCGATTCTCAGGCTACGAGCAAGTACCATTTGATAAAACATCGGAAGGCCCTGCATTAGATAATGGTAGATATGTAATTACAAAAGAACTCATTGACTCTGGTAGAAGTTTAAAATTTAAATTTACACTAGGTGCACAAAACAATCACACAGTAACTAAGACACTAAATATGCAACTTCACAGAAGAAGGTTACCTTGGAATGGTGGTAAGGGTGTCAAAACATCAAGGGAACTTGCTACCGCCATCGTTGTCAATTCTAATCCAATCTTAACACTTGAGTATATTTTAAAAAATGAGGATATGGTAGAATTTGACACATGGGAGCCAAAAGCATTCGTCAATACGGGTTATAAAGAATTCGACATAAGTGGTGAAAAGTCAATATTTGAAGTAGATATAGTAGAATCAGAAAACGTTGATTCGGAAATTCAAAGAACTTCACCTCCTTTCACAGTTAATACATGGGATGGTAATATAATTATTAACCCAACGACTGGTGTTTTAACTATAACAAAAGGAAATTCCACAACAACCCCAACTGTTAGTATCGCCACTGGTAATAAATCATGGTCTGAGATATTTCAACCTAAAGTTATTGTTGACAAATTCGGTTTAGAAGACAAAACACAAAGTACAACCGCAATCGCAATTGGAAATATAACAGTACCAGATGGGTATAATAATAAAGGTGCAAAAATAAAACTCTATAAAACCATTGATGTTTATAGAACACCAACTTATTTTTCTAATTTAGAAGCTATTATTAAACTAATATTGAATAATGCTAATCAAGTTGCAAGTACCGCATCATCTAATGCTGTAGCAGCAGCAATTGCATTACAAACCGCTCAGAGC